CTAGCCTGAACACACTGGTCACCTCACCATTGCAGGTGATCCTTACCTCCTCCTGTGCCACTCCGGTTATCTCCGCCGGGACAGGATAGTAGGCGATGCCGTCACCCCAGGCCCGAACATTCTCCAAGGTAGCAGCTGCCATGCTTGGCCGTGCTGGTCTGAAGAAAGGTTCTGGGCTGGCCCCCTCTGGAAATAGGTGAGGATACCATCCTCCAACCCACTTCACCTTGATGGCCGAAGGCGGGGCCCACAGCCCCCAGGCTGTTAACTCCTCCGGCTCATCCTGAATCTCGCCGCCACGGTGGTGCTCTTCCCCAGCATCTGACGCCGCTGCCGCCGTGCCAGACAATGCTGAAAGGGCGGCTGCAGCCCACTCGGCCTCCATAGCATCTAGCTGCTCGGGGGTGAGGGCCTCAGCATCATGCGGTGCTGCGGGCACCGGCTCCACCTTTCGCGGAATCTGCTCCTCGGCCAGTGTTATCCACACCAGGTTTAGGAGTTCCGCGTGCGTTGGGGCGGGCGGGGCGGCCTGTGCCGCCGGTTTTGCCCCAACTGCAACGGGGGCTGGACCGTTAGGCCCCACCACCGGTGTTTTGGGCTCACAGCCCTTTTGCGTATTATTTGGCGCGCACGCCTTTGGCTCTCCAGCGCCAGTGTTACTTGGTGCTGGGGCCTCTGCAGCATTCGAGCTGCTGGCCACATCCTCGTGGCCCTGAACTTCGAGGAGTGCTGCCAAATCACTGGCCTTCATGGCCTTCTTGTACAGCACATCCTCCTCAGCAAGCATTACGGGGTTGAGGCTGGTGAGTGGCAGCATGTGGAAGCCCTTGTCGCTCCGCATCATAGCCACCCTCCAGGTGCCAACATGCTGGCCATAGGGGCGCTCCTCGTGCAAGAGGAACACTCGCCCCGAGCCGTCATGGCACTCCTGAAATAGCCTGAGGCACATCCTATTGCACGGCGCAGCCTTGCTCACGCATGCAACAGCCTCGTCCTTGGTCA